AAGTTGGAGATGTTATTCAAACATGTTTTGATTGGGAGAAAAAAGTAATTGAAGCATACGATAGTAGAGAAAAAAAAGAAGCAAACTTAGATATTATTAACGAATTCTTATTAAAAGTAAGAAAAGAATATTGGAAATAATTATGAAAATTAGATATGCAAATAAAAATGCTTAAAGTTGCTTATCTTACAGTGTATCGATGGATACAAGCAAAAAAATTACCAGCAATTAAAGCTGGGAAACAATATAGGGTAAAGAAACAGGACTTAGATGCTTTCACAAAAAACTAATATGCAAAAAAAACTAGATTTTAATAAAGACAAAAAAGAAGAGAAGAAAAAGCAAGCAAGCTTTCATTTCATAGACTTATTTTCTGGCATCGGAGGGATAAGACTTGGCTTTGAAAAAGCAGGTGGTTATTGTGTTTATTCATCAGAAATTGAGCCAGAATGTGTAAAAACATATGAGGTAAACTTTGATGAAACACCTGATGGCGATATTACAGAGGTTAATTATGATTCAATACCAAATCATAATGTTATTTGCGGAGGATTTCCTTGTCAACCATTTTCAATTAGCGGAAAAATGAAAGGCTTCGAAGATACAAGAGGAACTCTCTTTTTTAGCATACTTGAAATTATAAAAACAAAGAAACCAGAAGTGGTATTTTTAGAAAATGTCAAACAATTGAAATATCACGACAAAGGAAATACCTTAAAAGTAATAATAAAATCCTTAGAAGATGAGGGTTATATTGTATCTTGGAAAGTTCTTAACGCACTCAATTTTGGAGTTGCTCAAAATAGAGAAAGAATTATTATTGTCGGCTCCAAGACAAAGAAGTTTGATTTTGAAAAAGTTAAGCTTAAAGAACATAAAATATTAAAGGATATTCTTGATAAAGAAGGTGATTTTGAATACCTTGATGAAAGTGAATACACAATCATTCCTAAAATCCTATGGAAAAAACAAAAAAGTGGTTTAATTTTTTGTGGTCATCGCAACAAATCTATTAGAAAAGCAGGAGTTAGACCAAATACAGAACATCTTTCGAGGGTTCACAAACAACCAAATAGGATTTACCACATTGATGGAACACACCCAACGCTTCCATCCCAAGAAACTTCTGGAAGATTTTGGATTTATGATGGAAAAACAGTTAGAAAATTAACAATTGACGAATGTTTTCGACTAATGGGTTTTCCAAATAACTTCAAAAGAGTTAGCACTAATGGTCATCTTTACAAACAAATAGGAAATTCTGTTTGCGTGCCGATGATGGAACAACTAGCAGTATCAGTTAAAAAACAATTATTATAGAAAAAATATGACAGAACTACACCAATCAGAACTAGAACAGATATACGAACAAGCTACGGCGTTACTAAAAGAAAATAAAAATGATAAAAAATGGATAATGAAAAAACTATATATGACTCTAGGTCTACCAGCTTCTGGAAAAAGTACATGGGCTAAAGAGATGCAAATTAAAGATCCCAACATAGTTAGGGTTAATAAAGATGATCTAAGGGCTATGCTCCATAATGGCAAACACACAAGGGGTAATGAAAAACAAGTGCTGAGAATGCGTGATCAAATAATTGTTGATAGCTTAAAATTGGGCAAAGATGTTATTGTTGATGATACAAACTTTCACCCTCCACACGAAGTTAAATTAAAAGAACTTGCGGTAAAACATAATGCGAAATTTAAAATAATAGATTTTACTGATATCCCACTAAATAAATGTATTGAAAATGATTTAAAAAGACCAAAATCAGTCGGTGCTAAAATAATTAAAGAAATGCACAAAAAATACATAAAAGGTGAAGTAGAAAGAGGCAACCCATTAAATCCTCTAGTGTTTGATAAAGATTTGCCATACTGTTTTATTGTGGATCTTGATGGAACTTTAGCTCACATTCATGACAGAAGCCCCTTTGATGGAAAGTCATGTGCTTCAGATTTACCAAATAGTAGTGTAATACAGCTTGTTAATCATCTTTATGAAGAAGATGGATCTGGGTATAGAGTAATATTATTTTCAGGAAGAAATGGTGAGTCGGAGCCAGAAACAATAGAGTGGCTTAAAAAAAACAAGATAAAATACCACGAACTACATATGAGAAAACCAGGAGATATGAGGAAAGACTTAGTTGTTAAAAAAGAAATGCTCGACACATTTATAAAAGACAAATATAATGTTGTTGGTGTAATAGATGATAGAAAACAAGTAAAGAGAATGTGGGTTGAAAACGGATTGACAGTTTTTGATGTTAATCAAAATGATGTTGAATTTTAAACTAATTATTGACAAATATTAGTTTATAGAATAAAATGCATGTATCGTCAAATTAGTGTTAGGCTATTAAAATGCCGTACTCTAAAGCATGGGCTTTGAAGGTTCAGTATGATGCTGTAAAACGCTTACGAAGTTATACTCGTCGTCGTCGTCGTCGCTGATTTTATATCTTTGTCGTAACCCTTGGAGAAATCTGGGGGTTTTCTGTAAATTAAAAAAAGGAATATATGAAAGATGGAACACAAGCAGGTATTTAATAGAATATTAAATGAGAGAGTGGCGGAAGTAGTAGACGCAAGAATGACTAGAGGAAACATGAAAACTCATAAAACCATGTCATTAGAGTAGTTATCTAATTATGCAAGGTGGAGGCAACTGTAAAATCAGAAGGTGAGAGCCAATATAATAGGCGTTGAAATGCGATCAGGGAATCCTTGCCTCTCTCATTTAGTGTTTTATATAAGGTTGGGTAGCTCAATGGATAGAGCGCTTGCAGATATCACCCATTAAGCTGATGGGGGCGACAAGAGGCTATTGGTTCAAATCCAATCCCATCCTCACTTGTTTATGGTTTTAATCTACACAGATTCGTGTAGTTTAGAATTTGCCACTTGCTTTATTAAATACAAATGTCATAATAGATATATCTTAAGAGGATGGTTTATAAAGAATCTTCGTCTTAAGTCTATAGCAGATGAATTGCAATAACGACCTCCATCTGTTATAATAAATAAATTCAAGTTAAGTAATTGATTTGAATTTTACCCCTTTCGAACTAGACCCTGATTAATTTCGGGGTCTTTTTTTATATACCACATTCTGATATAATAGATACATATATAAATTATGATGTTATTAAGTAGTGGAATTTTATGCAATTTATAAAAGAACATGTACCAGATAAAAGAAGACATAATGGCTTGAGACCAGTTGAGGTGAGGAGTAATTTTTTCTTTTACTTTTTATGGAAAATAACTTCTGTTTTTAAAAATATGTTTTCAATAATGAAAATGAATATAGAAAAGACATTTATAGAAGTAGAACAAAAGGAAGATTAATGAATATAGTAGAGATAGATGGGCACAAAATAAACCTAGATGTAATGATTGGAATACCATTTCATACAGAGAGAATTAATACTCCAGAAGGCGGAGAACAAGACATAATCGTTTTTAGTAAGGTGGAAACATTACCAGAAGATTATAGCGATGCAGATGTTGGTAAAGCTAAGGCTAAGGCTCTTATAGAAATATATAAAATATTAAAAATGACCTTTGTGGAGGATAAAAATGAGAACTGAACCTAAAAATTTTGAAGAAGCTGTTGAAATAATAATGAAAGAATCAACTGGGATGCTTGTTAAAAAAGGAAAAGACTACGGAAGAGACAATATAAACATATTTGGTCTTCAAGGAGTAGTTGTAAGACTATCAGATAAAATAATGAGATTAAAACAATTCTTATTTGGAAATCACACATATAGCTATGAAAGTCTCGATGATACAATCGATGATACCATTGGCTATGCAATATTGGCAAAAATGCAAAGTTTAAAGACAGCGGACGGCGATGTATGGTATAATTTACCATTCAGGAAGGACTAAGCATTGGTGAGCTCAGCAGTCTTGAAAACTGTGACTTTATGTCGTAGGGGTTCAAATCCCCTTCCTTCCGCCACCACGCATCAGTGGTAGATTGGATATACAACTGCCTGCAAAGCAGTTATATGCGAGTTCGATTCTCGCCTGATGCTCAATGATAATCAAGGTTTATACCATTCTTTTTTACTAAAGAAGATTATCTTAATGGGGATGTACTGATTTGATTTAGTAGCACATTAATATCTGCATGTAGTATGATTCCGCTTTATGGATCAAAAAAACATAAATGCAAAATTTATTGAAAAAACAAGAAGCTTAATTGCTTCAGTAAAGAACAAAATCGTTTCAGCAGCTGGCGAGTTCTTTGCTCCAAACACAGCTACTTACGCCTTTTCCTAAGCGTTAATTAGGAAAAACTTCTCCTACGAAGTAAAACATAGGTGATCGCAGGAAATGATTCGTCATTCTTAAAACATGTAGACGGTATTAATTTGAAACTAAAGACGCGACCTCAATAGTCGCCATCTCCACAACTTGCAATATATATTATTTAATTATTAAAAAAAATATGAAATATAAAATAAAAGACATATTATCAAGAGGAAACCATCCCCATAACTTAAGGGAAGTTGTTGATATTAAAGATAACTATTACATATTAAAGGTTCTTTCTGAAACAAAAAAAGAGAGAGAATTTGCAGTAATGGATGACAAATCTTTAATGGTAAATGGTTTTGCTATTACCAGTGTTGAGGACGGAGAACTGGTGGAAGAGAAGCAAGAGAAAATGCCTCTATAGCTCAGTCGGTAGAGCACCTCACTTGTAATGAGGTTGTCAGAGGTTCGAATCCTCTTAGAGGCTCAAATATGAATATATTAAAAAAACTCAAAAACATTTTTAAAAAGAGTGAAACCAAGGTTGAACAAGAGGCGTACGAAGATTCTTTTTTTAGGGAAAATGTAGTTAAAAATAAGATAATGTTTATATCAAAAGAAAAAACATTAAAAGACTACTTTATTTACTCATATATTGCAAATAAAAACAAAATACCGTTTGAAAAGGTTCTTTTTGAAGAAGATTCTTATATAAATGTATATATAGACCTACACAGACAGGGTTCAATCACAACAAGTGATGGAGAACCACCAAAGTATCCATTCGTCAATGGAAAGCAGTCACTTCAATCAATTAAAGAGCCCTATTCTGGAAAACATTTGCGTGTATTTGTTATTAAAAAAAATAATGAAAACACTATAGTTAATTAATCTGTTATAATATAGACAGTATTTATATGAAAGAAATTATGGAAAAAGTATTTAGAACAAGATCATTACAAACAGCAGCATTTATTTATATACAAGAAGATGTTCAGTTATTAAACTTTGATGAAAGTGACCCAAGAAACATTCATTTTGAATTTACTCCAGAAGAAAAAGCAAAAGAGTATGAAAGTGCATACATCATGAACACAATGACTTGTAATCCAAAGAAACTAATGGAAGCTTTCAACACTCTTAAAGAAAAAGTTTTTCAAATTAAAAGAGAAAACTCTATTTCTAGATAATTAAAATAAAGAACCTTGTTTCTCACTCTCTTTAATCTTTTGGTACCCTTTTGAGTACTTACTTTCTATATTCAATCCATTTATTAGTTTAATACTAACTCTTCCAGACTTATCACAATTATAAGATAGGTGTTTTGTATTATTCTTCATTATTAAATAATAAAGACTATGTTCTTTAAAGCAATTCTTACATATTTTTGTCATATATACAACATTCTTTTACAAGGCTAGAGGACACAGATGCCCAAATAGGAATGTTTCCCATTAATTAATATATCAAAGTATTAGTCAGTTTTCTCTCTGTACTTTTAAGCTTATTACCTCAAAAAACTAGTCAGGGTGCTCAGTTTGTCTGTGAGTGTTCTTGTCCTGCTAGAAAAAAAGACTGCGTAATGCGCCACAGATATCTCTTCTTTTTTAAAGTTAGAATTCCTTTTAAAGGAATGAGGTTTCCAACCCTGCTTACATCATCGTTTTTTTAAAGGTTTCGTTTTCCCTTGGGACTGATGTCATGCCTGTAGGTATCCCCGTGATTGATTACACGATAAGGTGTATTTTAACACACTATTGTATTATTGCAAGTAATAGATTATAATAGAGTTAATGCAAACATTTATTTCAAAAGATTTATTTTTAGACTCAAAAGGAACAGTAGTTCAAAGAGTTTTAGAAGTAGCAAATTTGAAAAGTCAATATATTTCAAATAGAAATGATATTAATGAGCACCTGACTATAGGAAGTATTTTATCAGCTATAAACTCGCACATAGATCCAGGATATCATATTTATTCAATGAAAATGGAGGGTCCCAAGTGGTCTGTAGAATCAACAATATCAAAAGTAACAAATAAAACCCTAGTTAATGCATTGTGGAAATCATGCTTATATGCGTATGATGAAGAAGCAAGAAAAAAAGAATTAGAAGAAAAACAAAAAGTATGGAGGAACAATGAAGAACTGGTCTATATCAAAAACTCTATCAGAGGGATTTAAGTCTGAGCGAAGACCACCTAAAGAGAGAGAATACATCTATGCCTCTGAAATTGGTAAACAATTTTTTGATAGATATTATAAGATGAATGGCTATGAGCCATCAGAGAAACTAAGTTCAAGAACTTATTTTAGATTCTTTATTGGTGACTTATTAGAATATGGAATATTAAGATTATTTCACCGAGCAGGAATGCAAATTCAAGTTCAAAAAGGTAGAGAAAAATGTATTGTTGAAACAGAAGGTCTTTTTCCAGTATCTGGAAAGTATGACGCAATTATTTCAGCAGACGGAGATTGGGATACTGCTATACGAAATATTAAAATAACTCCACTTGATGTTACTGAATCCTTTATTGATAGATATGCTATAGGAATAGCTGAATACTGTAAAAAACATTATCCTGAAGGATTTGATAATCAATTATTTGAAATAAAAACAATTAACTCAATGTCGCTTAAAAGCAACATGAAAAAGGGATTAATGGCTAAAGAGTATTACCATTATCACTTACAATTATATACATATATGAAGTATCTTGGTGTTGACAAGGGAATTATATTTTATATTTCAAAAGATGATGGTGTATTTCATGTGCAAGAAGTACATAAAACAGAGCAGTTAGAAAAAGACTGGCTAGCAGATGTAAAGGGTATAACGGAATGCATAAGAAAAGATATTCCACCAGAGTTTCCACAACCCTACCGCTTGAAAAATGATAAATATGTGGTAGACTGGTCAGTAGTTGGTAGCGACTTCTTAGAGTTTGCTGGAATAGAAGATAAAGAGGAATTCCAACACGAAACTAAAAAATTAGTAGGCAGATTAAATTACAAAATTACAAAAGCTAAAAAAGAAAAAGAAAAAGGTAAAAAATGAACTGTGACATCTGCCCACAACCAATTCAGGAAACAACAGAAGCTCAAATAAAATATTTTGTAGTAATACCAGATTATATCCCATTTGAAACAATGGAGGACGCATCTCACTACATTCAAGATGAGGTAGATATGGGATGTGATGTAAATGACTTTGTAGTAGTATTTGCATATGTTGATGATTTTTATGAAGCACAAGAAATTATAAACTTATCAAAAATGTTTTAAGGAAATAAAATGAAAGCAATGAATGAATATCTAGTAATTACTAGAGAAGAATCAAAAGAAGAAGACCTTGGTGGAATCACTATCCCAGATCAACCAAAAGCTTATAATGAACTACTAGTTGGAAAAGTAATGCTTGCCAATGAAGAATCTATATATAAGAAAAATGATCGAGTAGCATACAGCCAAAGAGAAGTTGAAATATTTGGTGACAATGATGTTATAGAAGAAAAAGCAGTCAGAATTAAATTATAAAAGAAAAAGGAAATAAATGAACAAAACAAGAATACTATACGATCAAGAAGCTAGAGACGCACTTAAGAATGGTGTTAATAAAGTAGCTAGAGCAGTTGTTACCACACTGGGTCCAAAGGGACAAAATGTAGCATTATCAACAAGGTATGGTGTGCCTTCTATTGTTCATGACGGAGTATCGGTTGCGAAAAGAATTTTTCTAGAAGACCCAGCAGAAGATGAGGGTGCTAAGTTAGTTAAAGAAGCAGCTGGAAAAACAAACCAATTAACTGGGGACGGAACTACAACAGTAACTCTCCTAACATCAGAGATGGTTAATAGAGGTATGAAGTTTATCTCCTCTGGTGCAAATGGAATGACTGTTAGAAAAGGAATGGAATCAGCAAAGAAGCAGATTATTTCCAACCTAAGAAATGAATCAAGGGATGTTAAAAAATCAGAATGGGAAAGTATTGCTACTATTTCAGCACAAGATGATGAGATAGGATCATTTATTTCTCAGGCTTTTAACTTGGTTGGAACTGAAGGATCTATACAAGTAGAAGAAGGAGCTGGAGATAAAATAGAAATTGAACATAAAGAAGGATTTAGTTTTGAAGAAGGTTACATGAGTGACTACTTTATTACTGATTATGGAAGATTAAACTGTGTATATGATGATGCAAATATTCTTGTTACAGATATTAACATTAATAATATATCCCAATTTAAAGCTATTGCACAGGCATGGAACAAACCAGGTCAGAACAATAAACCGATAATTATAGTTTGTGGTGGAATGAGTAGTGATATTTTAGCTATAACAGCTACAAATAAACTCAAAGCAGCATTTCCTATTGTTGTAGTAAAAGCTCCAGACCAAGGTGATAGAATGGCTCAAATATTAAATGATGTAGCCCTCTTTACTGGAGCAAAAATGATTTCAGCAGAAGCTGGAATGAAATTAAATGAAGTTAAGAACGAGGATTTTGGAATGGTAAAAAGAGTTGTCGTAGATAAATTCTCAACAACTATCATGGCAGATCCTGAAAAAGAACATGTTGATGCTAGAATAGCAGAAATTAAAACTCAAATGAAAGCAGAAACTAATGAGTTTAATATTGAATTCCTAAAGAAAAGAATGGCTAAACTTACCAATGGAATAGCTATCCTCTATGTTGGTGGAAAAACAGAGTCAGAAACCAAGGAAATTAGAGAACGAGTTTATGATGCAGTTGGTGCAACTAGATCAGCGATTGAAGAAGGTGTTGTTTTAGGAGGCGGAATGGCACTCTATAATGCAGCTACTGAAAATGTAACAACTAGCGATTCAGCAGAAGATGATTTTTCATTCGGAGCAAAACTGGTTATAGATTCTTGTTTAATGCCAATGAGAAAACTTATCGAAAATTGTGGAGATGATGCAGGACAAATGGTTGAAAGAATACAATCAATAAATGCTGCTGACAAAAGCTCAAGTTGGGGTTATAATGCTTACACATCAGAAATCTGTGATCTAAATGAAAAAAACATATTAGACCCATTTAAAGTTGTTAGGGTAGCATTAGAAAATTCAGTTTCAGTCGCAGGATCAATATTAACAACCGCATGTTTAATTGTGGATATAGAAGAGGAAAAAATATAATGAACTATAAATTTATAGGGATATTCCCCCTGGTACTCATATTGTTAATCTCGTTCTTTTCAGCTTTTAAAACAGTAAGTGCAGGACAAGTAAAAGTAGTAACACGATTTGGAGAAGTTACTGGGAGAGTACTAAATCCAGGAGCACACTTTATAACTCCATTTGTTGAAGGTACTTATACTTATAATACTAAAAAACTTACTTATGAAACTAGCTCACAAATAAAACAAGACACAAGTAATGCTGATTACCTAGATTTTCCAGTAGACACAAACACCTCAGATGGTCAACAGGTTGATATATTCTATACAATAAGATTTAGTGTTGATCCAACCAAGGCTAATTGGGTTGCTCAAAATATTGGTCAAGAAGAATCACTTGTAGAAAAAATTGTTAAAACTGAATCAAGAGTTGTAATGAGAAATGTTCCTAGAGAATATCAGGCAGCTGATCTTTATACAGGAAATGTACTAGATGTACAAAACAAATCCTTTGACACACTAGTTGGTGTGTTTGCTGAAAATGGAATTATTCTAGACTCAGTTGGTATTAGAGAAATAAAATTTTCTGAAGAATATGTTACTGCCATTGAAGCAAAACAGATTGAAGCAGTTAGAGTAGAAACAGAAAAAAATAGAGCAGAAGCAGCTAAGTTTGAAAAAGAGAGAAAAATCACTCAAGCAGAAGCACAAGCTGAAGAACAAAGACTTCAAAGAGAAACAATTTCTAGTGAATTACTTGAAAAGATGTGGATAGAAAAATGGAGTGGAGAATTACCAAGATATATGACTGGAGATGCAAGTACATTAATCCAGTTGCCTAACTAATAAAGGAGACTTATGCCAAAAGGTGTAGTACTAGCAGGTGGTCGAGGAACAAGACTCAGACCAATGACACAGATTATTAATAAACATTTATTGCCAGTGTATGATAAACCTATGATTTATTACCCACTAGAAACCCTAAAACAGGCTGGAATAGATGAAGTTATGGTGGTTGTAGGAGGAGATAATGCAAATGGCTTTTTTGAGCTTCTTAAGAACGGTGAAGAATTCGGCTTTAAACGCCTTGAATATGCTTATCAAACTGGTAGTGGTGGTATTGCTACTGCCCTTTCTCATGCCCGTAATTTTGCTGACGGTGATCCTATTGCTGTTATCCTTGGTGATAATTGCACTGACGCTGATATTTACTTTAATCCCGACAATAATCCTAACAATGCTCGCATATTTCTTAAGCAAGTCAGTGATCCTCATAGATTTGGCGTTGTTGAATTTAAGGAAGATGAAGAAATAAAGATTGAGAAAAATGGAAAAGATCTTGCATACAAGCTTCCACTAAAGAAGCTGGTAGAAAAACCGAGTAATCCTCCAAGTAATTATGCAATTACTGGACTTTATTTTTATCCCAATGATGTTTTTGATTTTATTGATGATTTAAAGCCATCAAGCAGAGGTGAAACAGAAATCACAGATGTAAATAACTGGTATTTAGATCAGGGAAAACTAGATTATTCATTCTTAGATGGATTCTGGAGCGATGCTGGAACTCCTGATAGCCTGGTTGATGTCAATAACCACTGGAGAAATAAAAATGTATCTTGAAGACAAAATTTATGAATATTTTTTACTGGGATTGATTTTTATTACTATGTATATTATAATTGCTAAAGTAACATTATGACACACTCTTTAATAATACCAGTAATGAATGAGCTACATGAGACAAAAGGAATAATGGAGTTGCTCAAAAAAGTAACTACTCCTGATGTAGAATTTGTTTTTATAGATAATGGATCTACTGATGACTGGGAAACTTTTATTTATAGATACTTAAAACCAAAAAAAGTACAATACATAAGGAATGAGGAAAACATTGGCTTAGTTAAGACAATGCAACAGGGATATGAAAAAACTAATTCAGATATTATTACTTATATCCATAATGATGTTTTTCTTTACGAAAATGCCTGGAATCGTCAAGTAGAAAACCTTTTATCTCAAGATGACATTGGAACTATTGGAGCTTTTGGTTCTGGTGGAGTGTACCCAAATGGTGGGAGATCTCAAATAGAAACTGATAGAAATAAAGCACCAGGTCTTTCTAACATGCTTGAGGCAGAAGTTCACGGAACAAGAATTGAAAAAGGATCTCACTGTTTTGCTTCTATCTTTGATGGATTTTTGATGAGTGTTAAAAGAGAATTATTAGATAAAACAGGCGGATTTGACCAACAATACGAATGGCATCATTTCTATGACAGAGATCTATGTTTGGAATCCCTCAGACATGGTTACAAAAATGTAGTATATGCTTTTGATTGTCATCATGTATCTGGAAGAACAGCAAATCAAGCACATTATCAAAATATGATAAAAGATAAATATCCAAAAGGAAAATACGATCACACAAACAAATATGAAGGTGATAAAGCAACACATGATGATAATATGTGGAAATTTGAACAAAAATGGGGCGAAGTATTACCAGTTCATGTTGACAGAAAAACAGGCGAATTTATAAATAGAGCTCCATATATTGGAGATAAAATTGTAGGATACGGATTACAAGAGGAGAAATAATGCAAAAAGATGTTAATGATACATTTGTACCAGGAGAAACAAGAATAAAATATGGTGGAGCATTCTTTGATGCTGAAGATAGAGAAGCCATTGATGCAGTTTTAGATAGAAATTGGTGGACAATTGATGAAGAAGCAAGAAAACTAGAGCTAGAACTCGCAGATGTAACAGAAACAGAATATGCAACAATAACAAACTCAGGATCATCATCATTGTTTGTAATGTACTCAGTTTTAAGTCAGCTTGGATACTCTGGAGAAATAATAACTGGAGCAGTACAGTTTCCAACAGCGATAAGTTCAATGGTGTGGAATGGATTTGAACCAGTATATGTCGATACAGAAAAAGATAACTTTTGCATAGATGTAAAGAAAATTGAAAATGCAATAACTGATGAAACAGTAGCTATTTTGGCAGTTAATATTGCTGGAAATATGCCAGACATTGATGAACTTATATATATATCTGAGAAATATGGCATCTTACTTTTATTAGATAACGCAGACGGCTTCGGCGGATTCTGGGATGGAAAACCAGTTGAATCTTTCTTTGATATGGCTATTACCTCTTTTCACGCAGCTCATATCTTAAATATGGGTGAAGGCGGTGCTATATTTACAAGTAATCCAAAATTTAATGAAGTAGCTCATTCAATAAGAGAATGGGGAAGAGTTGGAGATACTGACTCAAATAAAGTTTTTGATGATATCCCAGCAGATTATCCTGGAAGATATATTTTCCAATACCTTGGAATGAATTTAAAACCCCTAGAATTGCAATGTGCACTCGGAAGAACTCAATTGAAAAAACTAGACATTATTAAAAATAAAAGATCTGATAACTTTGATATCTTAAAAGAAGGATTAAAAGATGTAGATCAAGTTAACTTGCCAGAGGTTTATTACCAGTGCAAAGCAAGCTGGTTTTCTTTTCCTATGAATGTTAAAGACAGAGCTGGATTAAGAGAATTCCTAGAATCAAGAAACATTGAAACAAGAACAATCTTTGGTGGAAATATAATGAGACAACCAGCATACAAAAACATCGGTAGATCTTCTGGAGAATTAACAGAAGCTAATATTTGTATGACTGATGGAATGTTTGTAAGTGTTCATCCAAATAGTACACCTGAAATGATGGATTATGTTGTTAAATCAATAAAAGAATATTATAATGAATTTTAGTGTAATATTAACCACATATAACAGACCAAATATGCTTGAGAAAGCTATATTATCTGTATTAAATCAAACAAATCAAAACTTTGAATTACTTCTAATGGATGACAACTCAGATGATAAGAAACAAATTGACATTTTGAATAAATATAAAAATCATGAAAAAGTTGTATTTTTTAAATCAGATGTGACTCCGCAAGAACGAAGAAAAAAAGTAAGATACTCAGTACTAATAAATGAAGCACTGAAGATTGCAACCGGAGAACTAGTTTCATACATTTGCGATGACGATTATTTTGAATTAAATAAGTTAGAACGAATGAAAAAGTGGTTTGAGACAAACCCAGACAAACATGTTCTTATGGGAAACCAGAGATGTGTTTTATTAGAGGGAGCAAAAGAGGTTGATATGCCAACCCCTATTAGAACTCAGCCAAGTCAGAGACAAGATCCAAACTGTAATGTTGACCATTCTTCAGTTGCCCATCGAATGTCTGTCATAGAAAAAGCAGGGGAGTGGATTATTGATCCAAATTACTGGGGATCAGCTGATGGAGAGTTTTTTGATAAATGTATCGCCCAAGGTTTTACCTTTTATGGTCTAGGTGGCAATTACACTGACACCCATGTTTATCATGATGGTAGTTGGACAAAAGATGCTCAACATCAATATCTTGGAACAGAGAGAGAAAAAGATGTCAAACAAGCGTAAAGCCCTTCTTATTGGCGGTGCAGGATTTATAGGTTCTTATTTGGCAAACAAGCTTTTTAATGAAGGTTATGAAGTTGAAATAGTTGACTGTTTTCAAGTATATTCCAACATAGAAGAAGACCACCTCAAAAAAGTAGCAGGATTTAGAAAATCACAACTCCTTAAGAATGCAGTCCTACATAATGGAAAATTTGAAGATATAGGGCTAAAAGTATGGTCAGAGTTCAAGCCAGATATTGTAGTTCACCTAGCAGCTCTCCCGCTTGAAGGAACTGATAATAGACAGTTTGAAGTTGCACAAATAGTTCACGATCATTCGCTAACTTATCAAATTGCTTACTATGCAAGGGAATTTAATACAAAAGTTATATATATGTCTTCACTTTTTGCATATGGTAATACGCCAAAACTTGTTAAAGAGACACACCCACTAAATCCGACAACTGCATATGGAATAGATAAGGCAGCTGGCGAATTTGTTATAAAAAACATCTGTCCTAGATGGAATATTATCAGATCAGCTGGTATTTATGGATTCGGTGACGCAAATATGAGAGCAACTCAAATATTTATGATGAATGCAATGAAAAAGAAAAACTTTTGGGTAAACTCAAATGCAATACTTGATTTTATTTATATTAAAGATTTTATAGATGGATTATTTGCTATTGTTGATAAAGATATTGATAATGAAATATTTCACATATCTGGAGGAAAAGCAAGACCTCTTTCTGACTTTGTAAAAGAGCTTGCAAAAAAGTTTGAATTAGACTATTATGAAAAAGGAATAAAAGATAGACCAAGCTTCGCTGCAATGAGTAATGCAAAAGCAAAAAGAATGTTAGACTGGAAACCAAAGTACACACTAAGAAAAGGAGTTGCTGAGTATATATCTCATGCAAAATTATATAAACATGCCTAAAATTGCTATAACATTTCCTATTTACATAAATAATGAAGATCATTTTTATTTCACTAAAAAGACATTAGATTCAATTAAAACAAAACATGATTATGAAGTATATGTTGTGGAGAATTATGTCAATAAAGAATTCAGAGATAAAGTTGATACTTTATATAGCGATGATAGGATCAGCAGCTTTATTAATCCTACTGGTAATAATGTTTCAGCTGCATGGAATCTCGGTATCGAAACTGCCTTTAGCAGATCCATTGATATCGTATTAGTTCCAAATAATGATATTATATTTCACCCAGAATGTATTGATAATTTGGTTGAATTTACCAATAATGAAGAGTTTGTTATGTGGACAGCCTTAGAGCATGGAAACTTAAGAGGATTATTATCAGCAGATGTTGGAACAAGTTATGACAATCATCCAGGTTTTTCATTATTTGCAGTTACTAGATCAGGAATAAATAAACTTAAGGAAATGGAAAAAAACACATTTGAACCATTACCTGGAATGTTTGACCCAGGTTATGACAAAGCATATTTTGAAGATCAAGACTTTCATCAAAGAATACTTAGGGCAGGTTTTGATGCTGGAAAAACTTCATCAGCAAGATATTACCACTTCGGTTCAAGAACAATAAAGGTTGATGAATCACTTAATAATGAAAACTTTATAACTTATGAAAAAAATAGAAGATATTTTGAACACAAATGGGGCTATGATTCTCATGGAAAAGCTCCAAACAATAAAGAGAGGGTAGAGTGGGGATACAAAACAGCATTCAACAAATAAAATATTGTGATCTCTTTGCTGGTGTAGGTGGTTTCCACTTGGGAATAGATAATGTAAATAAATATGGAATTGAAAATGCTACAACTTCCACACGGAGCGAACAAGGGTTATCTAAGGAAAGCGAAGGTAGTTCCGTCAATGACAATCAGCCAATGGCAACACAACAATTTACTTGTGTTTACTCAAACGAATGGGACAAATATGCAAACTCAGTCTACAAAAAACACTATGGAGAATGTGACAGCAGAGACATTAGAGAAGTTAAGGCAGAAGAATTACCAAAATTCGACCTACTCTGCAGTGGATTTCCTTGCCAGAGTTTTTCAGTTGCTGGAAAAAGAGGGGGATTTGACGACACCAGAGGGACTCTCTTTTTTGAAATCGCAAGGATTCTTAAAGAAAAAAAACCACGATATTTACTACTCGAAAATGTTAAGGGTCTACTTAGTCATGACCGCGGAAGGACTTTCGAGACGATCATTGGGGTTCTTACCAACCTTGGGTATGGTGTGCAATGGCAGGTACTTAATTCAAAAGACTTCGGAGTTTCCCAAAATAGAGAGCGCGTCTTTATTGTCGGACATTTTAGAGGAACATCCCGACCACAAGTATTTCCTATCCTCGGAAAAAACAAAGCGGTTGCTCAGTCAAATGAAGTAGCAATTCCCGTACTAACCCCAGACAGAGTAAACAAAAGACAAAATGGTAGGAGATTTAAAACAAACGGTGAACCTAGTTTTACTCTAACAAAACAAGATAAACACGGTATTTATAATGGTGTAAATATCAGAAGATTCACTCCGATAGAATGTGAGCGATTACAAGGATTTCCTGATAATTATTCAAAAACTGGTCATGATGGAAAAGAGATATCAGACTCCCAGCGCTATAAAATGATGGCAAACGCAGTTACCACCAATGTTATTACTGCAATCATTCAAAAACTATTCCCCTTGTAACATCCCATAATAAATGCTATAATAAACTTGTAAAGATTTTACAGGAGATTTTATTATGACAAAAAAGACAAAAAAAATTAAAATATTAGCCTGGGGAGATAGCCCAGCCTGTAGTACTGGATTTGGCGCTGTTATGCGTGGAATATTTGGAAACCTTGCTAAAACTGGAAAATACGAAATAGATTTAATTGGTATTAATGATACTGGAGGATATAAAGATCCAGAAAAATACCCAAACATGAGAATTTACCCTGCTCTCCCTGGTATATCCAATAGTAGGGACTATCATGGTAGATCAAGACTAGTGCAATCCATCTTTGGTAAAGACAGAGAAATAAAGCCAACTTGGGATATTGTTTTTACCCTAAATGATCCTTTTGTTTTAGACTTAAAAGTGAATGAAGGTCATGGAACAATGGAAATGATTATCAGAGCACAAATAGCATATATGCTTAATCAACCAGCAAAGGACTGGTTTAAGGTTGTTTCTTACTGGCCAGTTGATTCAAGGCTAAAATCAAATTGGATTAAAGACACAATGTCTCTTCCAGACAGAACCGTTGCATACACCGAATATGGAAAAGCTGAAATGATTGCAGCCAACAAAAGACTTTCACATGATTTTATTGAGGATTTAGAAGATAGAATTGATGTAATATATCACGGATATGATGCAGATAAATTCTTTAAAATTAGTGATGATGAAAAATCAGACTTTAGAAAGAAATTCTTTGATGGATCAGTGTCTGATGACACTTTTTTAGTTACAGTTGTTGGTAGAAACCAAATGAGAAAAGACATTCCAAGAGCAATGAAAATATTTAGAGAGTTTAAAAAGAGAAGACCAGATGCATTCTTATACATTAATGCAAAAAAGGATGATGTATGGGGAAGTATTAGTGAATATGGAAATGAACTAGGATTAGAATATGGAAAAGATTATGCATGCCCAGCAAACTTTAATGAAAATGTTGGTCTAAAAATAGATGTTTTAAATAAAATATATAACTCCTCTGATGTGGTCTTATCAACAAATGTAGGCGAAGGTTTTGGAATGACTTATATTGAAGCCATGGGAGCAGGAACTATTAATCTATCTCCACACAATACAACAGTTCCAGAATTGTTTGATCTCAAATCTACTGATATAGATGAAAATGCAAGGGGAATCTCTTTCAAGTCAGGATCAACAAGTTCTGAATGGGCATTCTTTGGAGCAAATGACCTTGCTAGAGAAAGACCACTTGGGAATATTGAAGACGCTGTTGAAAAACTGATTTGGATATATGATAACCCCGAGAAAGTTGAAGCAATTGAAAAAAATGCTGAAGAATGGATTTCTAAGTTCACTTGGGAATATATTGCTGGAGTATGGGATAAACTATTTACTGAAACATATGAAAGCCTTCAAGAAGATAGGAAAAAAGAAAAACAGATTAAAAAAGATTTATCAGAAAGACTAGGAATACCGGATAAAAAAGATGCCAGCACCAAGTAAATATAACTGGCTTGACTTAAAAAAGGAATACTTAGTTTCCAATGATGTCTCTGTGGTTGCTTTTTGTAAGAGAAAAGATTTGCCGGCACCAAGTGAAAATAACTATGTTGCAAAGATGACTAGTGGCTGGTCTGGTGATAAAGAAAATGTTCAAAAAAGAGCACTACAAATATATGCAGAGCAAGTATCAGAGGATATGTTAACTGATACAAAGGCAATTAGATTAGAACAAGCAAAAGCAGCAAGACTAGCAGCAAAAAAAGCAATACATTTTATATTAGATAAAGCCAATGCTATTAAAAGTATTGAAGAGGCAAGAAAGTTGTATGAAACAACAACTAAAATTCAAAATGCTGCTTTAGGAATATCAGAAAAATTAGGAGCAGAAAAGAACTTAACTCAGATTAATATTATAGATAGTAAATTTGGTAACTTATTGGAAGAAGGAAATGTCGAAGAAATTGTCGGATTACTTGGAGCAGTTAGGACCGCTAGACGAGAACACTCTAACCCAGTTGGAGAATTTAGCGAGCAAGCAGCTCGAGAAGAAATTATTGGAGAATCTCGATGATTTTTTCACCTGGGTAAAACTTGTTTGGGTAAACTCAAGAGGAAACTCACTAGAGTTTAAAGACAGATTTTATTTAGAGGGAATATATCGAGATCAGCACAAAAGTATTGTGTATATTAAGGCTGCCCAAATGGGTTTGTCTGAACGACTATTGTCTGAGGCAGTATGGATTCCTGAGCAACTTGGAAAAGTTGTACTTTATACCTTTCCAGCATCAAGCCAGCTTCAAGACTTTACACAGGCTCGACTAGACCCTGTTTTTGAGCAAAGCCCTTATTTAAATGATGTATACCAAAAATCATCTAATGGAGTTCAAAAGATAGAACTTAAAAAGATAGGCAATGGGTATCTTTATTTCCGTGGTTCACAAAATCAAAAGCAGATTATTTCAATCGACGCTGACGCCGTATTTCTTGATGAGCGAGATCGTTTTAATGCTGAAGCAATTCCTTATATTGATAAAAGAACACTTGCATCTGATTTAAGATGGAGAAGAGAGGCTTCAACACCAACTTATCCAGGCGTTGGAATTCATCAAGCGTATTTAGATTCCGATCAAAGAGTTTGGGAATTAGAATGTACCAAGTGTGGAGTTTGGCAAGAGATTGATTTTTTTAAGAATATAAATCATGAAGAGTATAGAGTTCATTGTAGTAAGTGTAAGGCATCAATCAATAGGCTTAAAAAAGGAAGGTGGAGAGCACTATATCCTGAAAAGTCAGAGGACATACATGGGTACAAGATTAGTGGTATTTTAAATCCGAGAAGAACTATTAAAGAAATTGTAGAAGACTATTATAAATGTCTCAGGGGTTCAATATCAGATCTCGAGCAGTTTTATAATCAGACTCTAGGAACACCTTTCCAAGTAGAGGGAATGAAGTTAACAGAGGAGAATATAGATTCGTGTAGAAGAGCCTATAATATGCCTATTGAAGTCCAACCAGCCTATGGTGGTTGCGATGTTGGTCAGGTTCACAACATAACAGTCAGTGTGCCAAATGGATCAGATGCCGATGGTAATAGAAAAATGAGATTAATATACGCAGGAAGAGTCACAAAGTTCTTTGGACCTAGTGATAGTATTGAATATATTATGAATAAATATAATATTAAAATGCTGGTTATTGATAAACATCCAGAGACAAGTAGTGTTATGAGACTAATGGAGAAATTCCCTGGCAGAGTATATGCTGCAACCTATCCTACAAAGAAATTTACAGTTGACAATTATATCATGTGGGATGACATTACCAAAGAGGTAAAACTTGACAGGACTATCAGTTTAGACTATCTTGTAAGTGACATACAAAACCAAAGACTGGATCTTCCAGACAATATTAATTTTGTAGATGAGTTCTATGAACAGCTTTGTTCTTCTGTCCGAGTTTCGGTAAAAAATAAGAGAACTGGTGAGGATTATGCAAAGTGGGTTGAGGAGAAACCTGACCACTATTTCCACACTTTAAATTATAACAGAATAGCAATATTAAAAGGAGGAGTTGGCCAGGCTTTAGTCGAGTATTACAAGACACCAGAAAGTCAGTCAAACTCCCTTTCCCAGATGGTTCAGTGGGTAAGGTTAAACGGTAAAAGGATAATGTAAAATGGCAATAAAAAGCAAAATGAGGGCTATTGAATCACTTCAACCCCTAATTAGAAGTAAAATTAAAAAAAAACAAGAGGATTCAAGGTTTAACAAAGCCCTAGCTTCAGGCAGCAGTGAAAACAAACCTGCAATGATGCCTGTTACAAGAGATCCAGACGGTGTTGTTAAAAAAAGACCTTTTTATGGCATAACTTTTTCCCAACTTAGAGCCTTTGCAGACTCATACCCTATCGCTCGAGCATGTATTAATCATAGAATCTCACAAGTAACACAACTTGATTGGAAAGTAGCCCCAATGGAGGTTATTACTGAAGATGAAGATGAAAAAGAAGTGTTTGATAGAGCAAAAGAAGTAAGAAAGATGCTTAAATTCCCAACTGGTAACAAAAGTCTTACATTTCGCGGATTTATCACTCAAATTGTAGAAGATGTTCTTACTATAGATGCAGTAGCAGTTGAAAGAATTAGAAGCTATGGTGATAAAGTAATAGGGTGGAGACCATTTGACTCTGCGACAATTGAAATATTACTATATCCAGACGGAAGTCTTCCAGAACCACCAGAACCAGCATATCAGCAAAAAGTTGATGGAAAAATCACAGCAAGGTTGACTTCTGATGACATTTACTACGGAAAAATGCATCCTAGAACACACACCCCATATGGTATGTCACCTCTAGAAACACTCGTTGCAACAATTACAACAGCATTAAAACTGCAATCATATAATTTAGCATACCTTCAAGATGGAAATGTTCCAGAAGGATTTGTTGAAATACCTAAAGAAATAGCAAGTAACCCAGATCAGCTAAAGGAATGGCAAAACGCATGGGATGCTATTTTTTCAGGAGATCCAAGATATCAAAGAAAATTAAAGTTTTTACCAGAGGGGATGAAATATCATCCAACTAAGTCAGCATCAGATATGACATTTGAAAAGTTTGAGAAGTGGTTACTTCTTAACACATGTGCTGTATTTAAAGTTTCACCTCAAGATATTGGATTTACCTATGATGCAAACAAAGCAATCGCAGAAACTCAATGGGAAATAGGAAAAGAAAGAGGTATGATGCCTCTTGTTCATTTTGTTAAAGAGATGATGGATCAGGTTGTTCAAGATGATCTTGGACATGAAGATTTAGAATTTGTATATTTAAATTTAAATCCAACGAATAAACTAGAAGAAGCAAAAGTTTTCCAAATTTTAGTAAACTCTGGAGCGGTTTCCGTAGATGAGTGGAGAATAGGTGAGGGAATGAAGCCAATAGGTATCCCTCATTTTATGAATACTCCAATTGGACCAATTTTTGCAAAAGATTTGCTCGAGCAATCAGAATCTGGTCAAGAGCCTGCTATGCCTTATGGACCACCAAGAGTTGCAGAAACTGGTGCTTCACCAAGTGGAAATAATCCAGAAGGAAACGGCACAAAACAAGGAGGAAATCAAGTAACCAATCCAGAAACAGCTAGAAGACAGTCTAGAAATGAAAACTCTGGAAAAAAAGGTGGCTCAAGCAAAGCAGAAATGGCAAGTGAGCTTAAAAAATGGAGAAAAGTAGCAAAAAATGATGTTAAATCAAACAAACCATTCAGAGAATTTTATTCAGATGTTCTTGGAAAAAGAACTAAATGGTTGATTGACAACGGCTTACAGAAGGCTGAAACAACTGATGATGTTAATAAAGTATTTGATTCTTTTTTAGATATGGAAAAAAATCAAGTTGATGGAATGAAAGATCTTTATGGAAGAATTAACGATATTATCACAGGATAAGTTGAGAAAAATACATATTGAAGTTTCTGATTATTTTTATAAATCAAATGTTAACATTGCTATTGAGAATGCTTTAAAGAAAAAGAATTTTAAAGAATTTAAGAAAAAGATTCAGGATGCATTTGCAAAGCAAATTAAGCCATTTACTACTGAAAAGACAATTAAAAAAGTAATTTCAAAGATAAGTAAAGCTGATAGAGCAATTGAATTAGCAGTTGCAGCAACAGCACTTATTACACTTGCTGATGCATTATCTGGCGGAGAAAAAACAATACTTTTATACTTTCTATGGGCTAGCGAACTTGGTGGATCCGATGCTTTAAATAAATTAAAAGTATCCAATGTTAACTTTACACTAGTTGATGAAGATGGATTTTCTATTATAAATGATAGATCAACATATTTACTAAGACAATTAGACGAAACAACAGTTTCCTGGATATCTAATATAATTGAAGATGGCATAGCTGATGAATTTACAGCACTAGAAATTGCAGCAATAATAAAAGAAAATTCTCCAGCAATGATAGAGAGAAGAACAAACATGGTTGGTGAAAACGAATTAATGTTTATGTTTAATGCAATGCAAACTTACACATTTTTGAAAAATGGAATAAAAGAAGCAAAGTGGATCACAGCTGGTGACGAGAGAACTTGTCCCATTTGCAATGGAAACTCTGGAGACGGATACATCCCAATTAGCGATTTGTTTAGCTCTGGTCATGAGTATCCTCCAGCTCACATTGGCTGTCGGTGCTACATTCAACCAAGAGGGAAAAGATCAGATAAAGTTTGGAGAGGATAATGTACTCAAAAACAGCACAAGTTAAGAAAAAGAAAAAAAGAGGAAAAACCTGGTATCGAGATAAGATGGACACACTCTTTTCTAAAATCATAAGACAGCGTGATGAGAGATGTCAAAAATGTGGAAATACCAATAGTTTGCAGTGCTCTCATGTTATCCCAAAGTCACAAAGCTTGCCACTTAGGTGGGACAATCTTAATGCAAAAGCTCTTTGTCTCTCATGTCATCTTTATTGGTGGCATAAGGATATTTTAGCTGCTCAGGAATGGTTTACTAATACTTTTCCCGATAGATCAAAGTACTTAGAAGAACATAGAAATGACATAATTAAATTTAGTCTTGATGATTATAAAGAAATGTATGAAAAAATGCAAAGTGAGTTTACTCCATAAATAATTTGACAAGAATGTTATAGGATGTTTATAATAAATAGCATTACCTTTATAGGAATATAATATGTGGCTTTTTTTTAACAAAGATTATAAGAAAAACAATAGAAGAGATGTAGTTTTTATTGAAAATATAGATGAAGCAAGTAGTCTAATAGATAAAAAAATAGCTCAAGAAGTAAATCCACATGAGGCAATTAGTAACTTAGAAAAGAAAAACGAAAACAATTAGGAGGAAAAATGGCAGCAACATTTAGCGTAGCACAACAATATGGCACAGGCGGCGGTCAAGTTAGTTTACTTGGAGCAACTGGATCTTTATGGTATTTTAAACAGGCAACAAGCCCTGGAACATCAAATTACAATGACGCAGGATCAAACATTCCAGCTGGACAAAATTCATTTGGAATGCAATTTCGACCATACTTTAGCTCAACAGCAACAAACACATTCAGTGATATCAGATTTTATATGTCAACAGAATGGACTGCTACATCTTATGGTGCAGTAGGAACATCAACTAATGCTTACACTCAAGCAACTAATTCATCAACAGCAATCGCTGATGGTGGAGCTTCAAGTGTAGCAGTTCCAACAGGATCAGCAACAAATGCAGCAATCGCACTTGGATCAATGACTCTTGGAAATGCATCTGGGTATGGACCTAATTACCTTCGTGTTCAAATGACCACAAATGCAAATGCACAAGCTGGAGATACCCCTTTTGCAGGATTTACATGGGTATATGACGAAAGTTAATGACGAGTCATTAAAAAAGGAAAACAATGTCAAGACAAAATAAAGTAGCACAAGATTTGAAACCATCTGTAAGCAATTATAGAAGTGGTCCATCAAATTCTAAACCAAAGGCAGTAAAGATAAAATCTATAAAGCCAGGTTATAAAGCTAACCAAAATAAACAACAACCAAGTTAAAGGAAAAAATGAACGATAGAAAACCAAAAGTTGCTAATGAAACAGCAACTCAACCAACAAATGGACCAGCTAGACAAGGTGTTATGCAAAACACTAGAGTTCCAGCTAATAAGCCAACAGCTCAAAAGACTCACGATTCAATTCGTGGAAAAAGAAGATAGTCCTATAGTTTTTAACTATTGCAGAACAACCACATTAGAGGTATAATGTGGTTGTTCTTATTTTGATATAAAAGAAAGATTAATATGCGACCAGGATTATTTAAATCTTATTTCGGAGCAATTTGTGTTCCACAGCTAGACAACGCAAATGGAGAAGTCTCAAAAGTAACTCATGACTGGGCACACTCAATGGCTGGAATAGGTGGCGGTCTTGCTGTAACAGTATTAAGACTTAGTGTCAAAAATAGAGAAGTAGGTCAAGCAAAAGAAAAATTAGTAGAACAAGCACTTGCGCACAATGTCCAATGGTTGTTTTTTGTTGATGATGATGTTTTAATTCCACCAGATGCTTTGATGAAAATGATTCAAAGATGGAAACAAGATGACAAATACCAGATACAAAATGGTGTTTACTGGTCAAAATCTGAACCCCCACAGCCACTTATTTTTAAAGGATCTTTTGAAGGTTCATACTGGAACTGGCATGTTGGTGACTTAATTGAAGCTGATGCAGCTGGAGCAGGCTGTACCTTTGTTTCAGCAGATGTATTTAAGAATATGCCAAAACCTTGGTTTAGTACTAATTATTCCTACGATGACCCAAGAGCAACCTATGATGACCAATTATGGCAATTAGAAGATGAACTTAACCAAATGGTTAGACAAAAAAATGTACTTGATTCTAAACAAGAGAAAAGAATGAGCGAACTTATGGAAAGCATTCCCAGTCTTTATGAAGATATGGAAAAAATGAAGAAAGAAAAAATAATCCCTTCAAGCTTTTTAAATAATATGCAGTCATCAGGATCAGCAACAGAGGATCTTTACTTTTACAAGAAAGCAAAAGAATATCTTGGTCTTAGCTGTTGGGTTGATACATCAATCCAATGTGGACATCAAGACAAAAGAACAGGAAGAATATTCGGTATTAGACCAGACTTCCCACAAGCAAAAAAACAACATGAGATAACAACGGGTGAATCAAAAGGAAAATTACTTGATGTTGGATGTGGAGAATATAGTCCTCACCACGGAGATTATGATGTGGTTAGAGTTGATATAGATCCAGAAGTAAAACCAGATATACTTGCAGATGTTAGAAATTTACCTCTCCCAGACAGAGAATTTGATGTTGTGTTTGCATCTCATGTTCTCGAGCACTTTGGTTTTAAATGGACAAAGAATGTTCTAAAAGAGTGGATTAGAGTACTTAAGGTTGGCGGTGAATTACAAATAGTAGTTCCAAACATCGAGTATGCAGCAGAAAAAGTATTAAAAATGAGAGATGGTGAAGCAGTCCACCCTGAAGAAGTTGAAAGATCAATGTTTATGTATTTCTCTGCACAAAAAGATGGTGGAAAATTTGACTATCATAAAGCAGGATTTACACCAGCGTCACTTAAAAAACTTCTCGAATCTCTTGGAACATTAGCTGATGTAAAGGTAGAAACATCAAGTGGAAACATAGGAAATTGGGAAGAAAATCCTGGAAACTATAACATTATTGCGTGGGCTAAAAAAGTAAAGCATGATAGCCCAGTAAGTGTTCATGAAAATGTTTCAATTCATCAACAGGAGATTGCAAAATTTGACCAACTCCCACATGAATTAAAGCCAATCAAAACAAAGAAAAAATCTGCCAAAAAGAATCCAAAGAAAAAGAAGAAAGTATCTAAAAAGAAAAAATGAATGAAATAAATTACCCAGACCCAGCTTACAGATTCACTGTTGTATTAAAAGATGGTAGAGAAATAATGCAAGAAGATGAAAAGGGGCGTGTTGTTTTAGATCATTGCAACATTGATAGTGATGCAGAAATAGAAATATATTCATTAAGAAATCGCCCAGGAGACCATGTTATATCAGTTAATTTTGATAATGGTAGTTTTTCCATAAATGGCGAAATAGTTAAGATGATGTTTGATGACTTTGATCTTATTACTGATAAACATAGAAAAATAAAGTTTAAACCAAAATACGGCAGAAGAAAAGTCGGTGGCAATTGGGGAGAGAGAACCTTCTTTTTTTGCGGCTGGGAAACAACATACAACAATAAGAAATTTAAAAGAGTTTTACTTGTAGATGAACATGGAAGACTTTATTTTGAGTGCTAAATAACCAATCTGATATAATATAAATACATTAGTTTATAAATTATAAAGACAACATTATTATTTTGTTGTCTTTTTTTATTCCGAAAGGATTATATGTGGAAACCCCCAAAAAGAAATTTTAATAATATTCAGTTTGAAAAATACAGAAGAGCAGTTGATTTTAAATTCAATAAGTTGGCAGATGATCTATCAGATTGTTATTATAATTATTGGAAAAAAGGTTTGAGTAAACCATTTCAAGAATATGATGTATTAGAGACAGTAGAAGAATCTAAAACCCAATTTGATAAGCTACATGGCTTGATATGGCTAGAACATGAAGAAGAATTAGAAAAACACCATGAAAGACAACCTAAAACAAAAAAAGATAATAATTTTGAAAAAATAAAACAAAATAAAGATACTAGAAAAAAGAATCAAAAAAACATATCTGATTTTAAAAAAACGAAAATTAAAATATAAATGCCAGTATTTATAAGTTCTCCACCAGTCTATACACCCGCAGCAGTACTTGTTTGGGAAGACATTGATGATTCTAATGTCCCAGATGGTGCTACTGGAGTTATCCTTCGAGTTAGTAATATAGGTGGTCAAGCAAGTGTTTATGTAAGAAAAAACGGTAGTACAGATGGATTTATGGGTGGATTCATTTGGAATGGTAACGCAAATTCTTATGTTTATATGTATGTTGGTGTAGATGGAAGTGGAATATTTGAGCTTAAAGGTGATAGTACAACTTATTCTAAAATAGAAATAATGGGATATTTTACAGAGGGAACATTCTTTACTAATCAAGTTCAAAAAACAATAAGTTCTACATCGACATGGGAAGACATTGATATTAGTGGAGATACTGGGGCAGACACTGCTGTTGCAGGAATATTTAACATACTTGATGATAATGATGGTGTTGGAATGAGAAAAAACGGCAGCACTGATACTGCATCATTGAAATTAATGAATATTAATGGTGCTGTTTCTGGCTTTATAGTTGGTGTAGATGGAAGTGAAATATGTGAGGCATATAGAGAAGACCCATCAAACAACTTTAATTTGATAGGTTATTTTCAGGCAGGAGAAGGTGTTACAATGAACACTAATGCCACAGATTTGACACCAGGCTCTCCTGGATCATATGTTGATGGAACTTCCTCAGGTGATACAGCATCGATAGTCTTTGCAGGGTCATTTGGTGCATTTGGTATTGATGTGAGAAAAAATGGTAGTAGTTCCACTTATTATTATGATACTGGAACTGTATTTGTTGTTGAGGTTGATGAGTCTAAAAAAATAGAATCAAAAATAGAAACCACTTTTGGTGGCATATTAATTTTAGAACTAGGTTATTTCGACAATATTGAAACAGTATTTAACTCACCCACTTCATCTAAATCAAACATTGTTAGACAAAATAGTTTTATTGAAAATGATGTCAAGGGAAATTTAATATCAAAGACAGTCATAGTTTCTCCAATATCGGGAACAGAATCTTCTCCAGTTTATTTAGTATGGACAATAC